ATTCCTGATTATTTTGAGAGAACCGATGCCCCACAGAAACCCATAATTTCGGTTATTGGTAGGAACGCAAACGAAATCTCGAAGTTCGTAAAACTATTCTTTAGTAAGTACCCACAATATAATTGGGTTACTTTCGACCCAATGGTGACAAAAAGTAAGCCACCGAAACCAATGCGTAGAGTTGACTTCGCTAAGAGGTTACAGGAGAATTTCGCAGCAATTTGGATTGACAGGATTTCGAGTTTCGGAACTTTCCCACTTGAATGCATGAAGTCAGGAACTATTCCAATTGGTTTGAAACCCGATATTATGCCTGAATACCTCATCGAAAGGGATGAAAATGGTGTGGCAACTAAGACAGTTGAGGGCGCAGGCGTATGGACTGAAAACTACTACGACCTTCCTGTATTGGTTGGTGATGTGCTGATTAAATTCTTGGATGACAATATCAGTCCTGAATTATATGACATAATGGAAGGTGTTGCAGCAAAATATAATCAAAATGATAGTGAGACCAAATTGGTTGAGATTTATACCGAACTCGCCAATAAGAGAATCGCATTGTTCGAGGCAGCAATTCAACCCGAACCTGTTGAGGAAAAATAATATTAAATCTTAAAGAAAGAAAGAAATGAATATATCAGTAATAATTCCGATTCACGAATATAATGACGTGATTAGCGGATATTTAGAAAAGGCAATCAACTCTGTTCAAAAGCAAGAAGGTGCTGAATTACCAGAAGTGGTTGTTGTGTATGCAGCAGCAATCGAAAAGGAATTCCTAGAGGATTTCGTACCCAAACAAGCAGCAACAAGTGGACTCACACCAACATACTTAAAGAATGATGGACTCACTGATTATCAGGGACAGGTAAATTTTGCCGTGAAATCAATAACTACCGATTATTTCTCGGTACTTGAACTTGATGACGAGTTCGGCACAACTTACTTCAGAAATGTTGAGAAGTACATCAAGTATTACCCAAAGGTAGATGTTTTCATGACCATGATGATTGAAGTTAATGATAAGAATGAAGGTATTAAACTAACAAATGAAACCGTATGGGCACAACAATTTGTTGGCGAGAACGGTGAAATGGGTTACTTAAATGCTAACGCATTGAAGCAATACACTGACTTTAAATTAAGTGGAGCAATTTTTAAGAAATCCGAATTTGAAAATCTTGGTGGTTATAAGAGCAATATTAAGTTGACATTTATGTATGAATTTTTACTTAGGGCACTGAATAACGCATCACAAATTTTTAGTATTTCGAAAATCGGCTACAAACACCTCGCAACTCGTGAAGGTAGCTTATTTGATGATTACTTAAAGAATATGCCTGTTGATGAAAGAAAATTCTGGTTCGAAACAGCGACAAGGGAATCTAATTTCATGAATGACAGACCAATAGACTTAACTAAGATTCAAAAAGTGGTTGTGGGATAATTTTATTTATTAACTGAAATAAATGAATAAAGGAAGCACAACACAATATTTTGCTGAACGAGAAGAGATTGCAGTTTTAGATTACATTCTTTCTGATTCGCTGGAAGAAAAGAATGATATTTACAACAATATCTTGATTGAACCGTTTCGAAAAATGATTCAATCGATTCTCAGACGATACCCAATCCATATTGGAAATTTTAGTATGGAAGAGGTAGAACAGGATGCTCTTACACATTTGGTTGACCATATGGTAAAATATAAGCCTTTCATTATCGAGCGTAAAAACGAAGATAATGAAAAGTGGACTAAATTACCTGATGGTCCAAAAGGATTCAGGTTTATTTTCATTGAAGACGCTAGTGATAAATTGGAAATGTTAGTGAATAGTGGTGATGGTCGCAAATACAGACTCTTTAACTCTAGGGCATTTAGTTATTGTCAAACGATTATTCGAAATTATTATAAAGACCATAGTAAGAAAAGCTATGGTGAGAAGAAGATTAAGTTGAATTTCGATGATTATCTCGATGAAATTAATGACAGACTTGAATATACCTACGAGATGGAAATGGAAAGCCAACACCAACTCGAAATGTTAATTAATAGTGTTATTGAAAAAATCGAAGACCGAATTGATTATGATACTACCATAAAGAAGAACGAAAGTCTTGTTGGTGACGCTATTGTAAACGTCTTGAAGAACTGGGAGGTCTTGTTCATGGAAGACAGTCCTGAAGGTAAATGTGAAAAACGTGTGACCAATAAATTTGCTAAGAATAAGATTCTCTTATACTTAAAGGAACAAACGGGTCTAAGCACCAAAGAAATTAGGATTGGAATCAAGCCGTTTAAGGAAATATATTTTATTCAGAAAATTGATTACCTAGATGATTAATGAAAAAGATTTATCAAACAATAGTGGATAGAGGTCATGGTAACTGCATGCAAGCAGTAATCGCCAGCTTATTAGATATGAAACTCAATGATGTTCCTAACTTCATTGAGTGTGATAGTTGGTTCAAACCACTATATGAATTAATTAACAAAAAGGGTTATTCTTATCAAGGAATGCTCCATAACAAAAAATATACAATACTGAATTCACCATCTGATGAATGTTTTAATGAATTGAAGTGGCATAGACAATCAATTATGACTCCCAAAAAACTTTATCGTGAACAGGGTGTAAATGGTTTATTCTATGCTGGAGTTCTGTCACCCAAATATTTTAGTTGGACTGACCAAACAACCCATGCCGTAATTATTGACCGAGATTATAATATTGTCCACGACCCAAATAAAGAATATAATGATAAAAAATTCAGGCAATATCCACTAACGTCTCTATTAGGATATAATGGAATTATTGATGTCATATTAATAAATCCAAAATAAAAAATCTTGTATTTATATGTACTAAAACTAATAACATGGCTCGACCAAGCATTTTGGGTGTTAAAACTGAAGACAGTGGAATTTATTTAATTAAAAATGTTGTTGATGGAAAAGTATATGTAGGGAGTGCAAAAAGATTAATCGAAAGAATATCACTTCATAAACATCTATTAAGAAATAATCATCATTCAATTCACCTTCAGAGAGCGTGGAATAAATATGGTGAAAACGTATTTATCTTCGGTGTGTTGGAAATTATAGAAAATAATCAAGATTTGATTGTTGTTGAACAAAAATATATTAATAAATATGAATCATATAATGATAAATTTGGTTATAATATTTGTCCATTAGCAAAAAATAATTTAGGTTCTAAACACCAAAGAGGGAAAAAAGAAAAAAGTGTAAGAATGAGTGGTGAAGGAAATAATTTTTACAATAAAAAACATACAAAAGAAGCAAGACGTTTAATTGGTTTACATAATCATAAAAGAAGATTAACTAATGAACAAATTGATGATATAAAATATTTATGGAATGGTAGATTTTATTCACAGAAGGATATTGCTTACGTGTATAAAGTATCGCCTTCACATATTTCAAAAATAGTTAATAATAATAGTAGAATTAAAATTTAAACACGATGGCTCGCCCAAAACGTAAGAAATTAGAATTTACTGAAGAAAGTGTAAATATGCTGCTTCAAGAAATATATGATGAAAGTCATAATATAAAAGCAAAAATCACAAGACTGTTCACCAAATGGGAAACCAAGGTGAAGGAAGAAGGTAATATTGCAGCTATTGGCGACCAAATCGTTAAGCTGATTGCTGCTGAAGCCAAGAACCAAGACCAAAAAATCATGCTGCTTCGTTATTTAAAAGAAGTGGTATTTGAGAAAGGTAAAGCTGGTAGTGGTGTTTCTGGTGGAAACACGCCTGTTGAAGAAACTGGTAGTGTTAGTACTAACAGAAGAAATGAGTTACTTGATTTTGTTGCAAGTGAGCTTGAAATTAAAAATAAAAAATAATGAGTTTAGCTGACAACAAAAGAAGTGTTTTCACTACAATTGGTTCATATACATCCATGATTGAACAACCAAACCTTCCGTTCCAAACGGATTTGTTTGATTCAATTAATAATAAGGATGATATTGTACCGTTCTTGCTTGATGTTCTAAAAACAGTAGCGGGGTCGGATGCACTTAAAGAAACAATTGGTGGAATGTTTACTACTTTAGTCGGTGAAATGGAACCTAAATTAAAAACTGAATTAAAAAAACAATTCACACAATCAAATGCCGATACCGAGTTACCAAGTAGTTTCGTCACAAATGGTATTTCGATAGATGTGAAGTCAATTGACACTAATGGAAAACTAAAAGTTAATCCAAATTCAGTAGGGGGCGATTTAATTTATAATAAATATGTTCCTAATTTTGATGGAATCGCATATGATGCAATTGTAAATGATGGTTTTCCACAAGACTTTAGTGTTTTAACATTAACATATAATAGTACATTGGATAAGATGGAAGTCAAACCCAATATTACGTCAAGCATGAATGTCAGTGATTTTTTTGGTGAATATATCGATGACACCAAACTTCTTGACGAAAAAGAAATCGTAAGTAGCGTTATGGATGGTATTTATGGCACACTTGCAAAGAACCAAAATAAAACTGAGGAACAGATTCTCGAAGAATTACTTGTTGAAGCTCAACTTCACCAAGTTCTTGATGGTGATGATTCATTTGAAATATCGCCTGCGAAATATGATGAATTGCAAACAAGAGCAAGAGAGCTTGTTGCAGGAGTTGTTAATTATGACATGGGTTGTGGTTTAATGGCTGCGGAATTGCAGTTCGATGATTTCAGCAACACGGTTTCAAATATTTCAGGAGCAACAGACCCGTACTATGTTGGCGACCAGTTTGATGAAACAATTAGTAAAAGTACTGATGATACTGAGGTAAGCGAAGAAAATAAACAAACGATTAAGGACGGATTTTTTCAGAAAATCATTAAGATATTCACAGTTAAAATATTATTGGCAGTAACGGGAGCACCACAAATACGTACAATGCTTGCTATGATGAGTTCGTTACAAAATGAAGGAGAAGTATTGATTGATAAAGCAAGTGATGATATGAGTAACTTCAAGACAATGATAAAATGTATGTCGAAAGAAGTTATGGCAATGATTGCAGAGTTTATATTTGCAATTGCCGTCACATACCTAATTAAATTGTTGAAACCAATAATAACAAAAGTAATTAAGGAAAAAATAAATCAGTACAGTGATATTATGATAAGTCTCACAGGTGCTTTAAGTAAAATAAAAGATGTGGCAGGTACTGTCACAGGTGTAATAACATAAAATTATGATAGTTGACCAAAAATTAAATAAAAGTGTCGTTGGTGTTTATCTCATGGATAGAATAGTCGATGGAATGCAACTCGCAACAAGCTCAAGACCAAATTGGTTTAGAAGAGTAATGATAAGAATATTATTTGGATGGAAATGGGTTACAATTAAGAAGCTAAAAAAAATGAAGTAATATGGCAATCAATTTCAGTAGTATTGATGCAATTATTGGGGGATTTGATAAGATATTGAGTCTTTCATCGGTTGGTGGTCCACCACCTGTACCCACACCACTTATTTTAGTTGGTGTGCCTCTTCGTGCAGGTTTGTCACCAACAAAAATTGCGTCACGTATTATTGCAAGAAAGTCAGAAGCTGGACTTCCTGTTGGCGCATTGCCTTCAGGTGCGATTAATCCTGATGAGATAATGGAAAGAATCAGGATTGAGGAAATCGTTAAGGCTATTCAACAGGACATGATTATCAGCGTGGCAGTTCCACCTGGAATTACATTAACAGCAGCAGGTATTTCACCTACTGGTCCTGTTTCGGTGTTCGGTTCAACAATTACATTTACTAAAGGTTATGGGGTGGCACAATAATGACAGACCTTACCAAACATACACCAACTGAGTTACTTAAAATGGGTAATGACATCAAGGAACAACATGATGTGTTGAAGGAATCTATTCTTGCTGATACCTATGAAATGGAGAAACTTGAAAAAGTTATCAATGGAAAAGCCAAGGAATTAGAGGAATTAGAAAAAAATTACGTGGAAATCGTTGAAATATTAGCAACATAATGGCATTTGATAAACCGATATTACAAACAAGTAATCCCAATAGACAGGAAAATGCGAATATCGTTAGAAACCGAACGATTTTCTATGGTGAGGTGATTAGTATTGATGATGACACCGATGGTGGAAGAATTAAAGTCAGAATTCCTGAACTCGACAACAGAACTTCAGATGATGACCTGCCTTGGAGTTATCCACTAATGCCGATGTTCTTCCATATCCTACCACAACCAACTGAAATGGTTAGAATATTTCTTGAAGACAATAGATTTCCTGAAAGAAGTAGGTTTTGGCTTGGTAGCATTATATCGCAGCCACAAAAAATTGCTTTCGACTCCAAATTTACTGCGTTATCTACAACCAATCTTGGATTAACTAAACCCGAAAAAGCACCAAGCACCTATCCTGATGCTGATGGTGTTTATCCATTAAATACTGATGTTGGGATTGTCGGT